CCAGAGTTGACCCACTAGTGAGTCGAAACATAAGTTACGACTTACCAAGATTCTTGTTAGGAATCTTGGCAAACCTCGAACGACTATAGTATTTGTTTAACAGATCTATGGTTTGCTTTCGACGGATCCGACGTTTCTCCATAAAATCTTTTGGAGAAAGTGGGTCCGGGCCAGAGAGAATTTCGTTGTACACATCGATTGCGGTTAAGGGTATCTCATTCTGAGAATTCTCTTCACCGAATTCATGTGTTACACGTTGTTCGCTTCTCCTGAAAAGTTCTTCAAGGACTTTTCGCCTTAATTCCAGGTAACTGGATATGAGTGGAGAACTCTGACTTGCACTGGGTCTGGGCGAAGGACCAAGACCAAGGGCACTAAGTGCCAATGGGTTTTGGTTCACCATGTTAACGGCTGATCTTAGGATCCAGCCATCTAGCTCACCTTGATACGTTTTGGTGGGCATAGATTCGTTCCACCTCGAGGTTACCTCATTTTTAATGGGGGCCAAAAGGTCTAAATACTCTCCAAATGGATTGTATTGTTGAAGTGAACAAGTTAACAGGACCTGGAACTTATCAGTATTGAACTCTTTGTTCTTTCGAACAATTCGTCTAATACCTTTAAGTTCAAGTTCAGATAAATCTTTGAACTTGCCAGTTCGGTTTGCAAGTACTTGTAGAAACTCTAGTAGTCCTTCAAGACTACCAGTTGATTCTAAAAGCACTCTAGGAGGTATAGGGGAAATTTCCTTCCCTTCCATAAATTGCCTCTTGGCAATTTCGGCAACTTTATTATCATGAGACGGCATAAGTGACTTTGAGTCATTTATACTTACACCAATCTCGGACATAAAGTTCTGATACTTCCTAGCGCCTTCCCTTGAAGATATACCCACGTCATCACCAATTATGGCGTAGAATGATTTATCATTCTTCATCATATTGATGATGACATGGTGGGTAGCTGAAAAGGCAGCCCATGAGGTTAATAAACCCATAGGTTGCCCAACAGCATACCTTATATCCTTTGATTTGAAGGTAAAATTTCTATTTACCAACAAATCCGACCATTCATGAACTAGATTTCCAAAAAGCGGTTTAAGAGCCGCTTTCTGAATTTCTAGAGGAAACCTATCTGTAGCGGCCGTAAGGTCAAAACAGAAAAGTCCCCGATGCTTAGTAAATTTCTTTACTTTGTTCCCAAGGGCTTCATGCCCGAAGGAACCATCGCATGGCATCCGTCTTAAAACATGTTCCATAAGATATTTATGGAGTGGCTTTAAGACAGATTGCGTCCAAACGTCAGGTATAC